GTTGCTGCCGTTCTACAGTTTGACCATGGAAATCGTGGATGAAGGGTGGTACGCCCCTCGTGGGATTGGTGAATTATGCGCGCAATTCGAAGCCTGGCTATGCAAATGCTGGAACGACCGGGCCGACGCGATGACGTTGACCACCAAGCCGATCCTGACCAGCGACGGCGAGATCCCGAACATTGATAACCTGCGTGTAATGCCTGGTGAAGTGTGGCCGGGCAACCTTAAAGCTGTCCAGATGCCGTCGGTATCGAGCAGTTTGATGGAAGAGGTCAACTTTACACGGTCAGTCGCCGAGCAGCGCGCCAAAGCCCCGGATTTCGGCCAGTTCGCACCGGACGAAAGCAGCGGCGGGGGNGGGCGGCGGCAGCAAACCGATCACCGCGACGCAAAGCCGCATCAGTGCAGGGTTGCAGCAGGTGGGCGCCGACCACGACGGGGAGACGCTTCGAAGTGTGCGGATGATGCCGATCTTCAAGCATATTTGGGCGTTAAAAGTTCAGTATCACGACGCAGACAAGACGGTGACTTACTTTATCGGTAAAGACCTGAAGCAGTTACCGCAACAGGTGATTCACGATGAATACTTCGTGCTGCCGGCGGGATCAGGTGGGACCAAGCACGATAAGTTGCAACGAGCCCTACAGCGGTTCACGCTGCTTTATGGCAAACCGAACTGTAACAACGACGAGCTGGTAACGGACCTGTTGGCAGCCGACGATTCGCGGTTGGTCAAACGGATTCTGTTACCGTCGAACGTCAAAGCGGGGAACGAAGCGGAAGCGGAAGCGATGGAGATCGCGGTTATGCTGTTGGGATTCCCAGCACAGGTCAATGCGGACGAAGATCATGTGTTACGGCTCAAGGTGTTGATCGGGTTCATCCAGAAGCAGCATATCACGGCGCAGAGTGTTGACCCGGGCGTCATCCAGAACATAGCCGGCCACCTGCAGGAGCACATGCGGATTCTTACTGAGCAACAGCCACANCCGCGAAGCAGCTACAGGCACAGGTGATGCAGATGGTTCAGAGTCTATCCGCCCCGCAAGGCCAGCCACAGTTGACAAACGGGACGGGAACCGGAATGGTAGGCGCTACCAATGGCGCGACCGGAACCACTCCGTCTCCGGGGCCGGGAAGCGGCGGGTTAACGCCCCCGGCAGCGCCAGAGGGTAAAGAAAGCGACTCTATCAGCGCCAAGCTCGCAGACCTGTATCCATCAGAACGTGCACAGTGGCTGCAAAAGCTTGGTATCACCGCCGCGTCACCCGAGGAGATTTTCAAGACTGAACAGGCCAGAGCACAACTGAAGGCGCAGCAACCCACCCCTGAACCCAAGATAGCGACTATTGCCAAATGAACCGCCGCGCCTTTCTCGCCGCTCTGCCGCTGTTCGCTACCGTTAAGCGATGGCTGAAACCGAAGCCGCAAATAAGGTGGAAAAGCGTTTATCGTTCTGGCGTCCTTTTGTGTGACTGGATGCCTCAGCCGCGTTACATGATCCTTCGTCGCATGAAACAGGAACAACCATGAGCACATTCCGCACTCCCCTCCCCGTTGACGTAGCAGCCGTCAAAGCCCTGTTACCAGAGCAAAGCCACGTCGAAGATATCACGCTCGACACCACCCAGGACCCGCCCGCGGTGGTTCTGCAATGGTCAAATCACCGGCTGAAGACACCCTACAGCGTGCCCCATGATTTCCCGATAGCGAACCTCAAAGCCGGCCCGAGCCAACTACCGGAGAATGTTACGATTGTGGAATGGCCGCCCAAACCCAAGACCCCACCAGAGGCCGCAGCCAAGCCGGAGGCCAAACCCCAGGCACAACCGAAGATCTGCAATCGTTGTGGTAAAGTAGCGCCCCCTACACACTTCGATAACAACCTGAAATTCTGCTCAGAAAAGTGTCATCGAGAACACCAGGACGCGAAGTTAGCCAAGGCGGGTGTACCTACACCGGCGGCACCCGCGAAACGGAAGCAAGCGATCAAGCCGCTCGCCAAGGAATGAGCCGGCGAGTCCATTTGCTTCTGCGGAGGATGGTCCTGCGGTTGGAATTTAAGCAGCATCCAGACACATGGGGGGCGATGAACATGCACACGGTTAATCTCGAAGTTACACCCGAAGCCGTAGCACTCCTTGAGAGGATGGAGAGCGCCGAACCGCTACCCGGCAGGCCGCTAGACACTAAGGCAGAGCTACGCGAATGCGCTCAACACCTAAGGAAACTAGTAGCTGAGCGTGATTTGGTAGTTGACAACCCCATACTACCCGTGCAATAGCCTAACGTACGTGAAACGGCTCACTTCCATAGGTAAACGGTTCCTTCTGAGGTTAGTTAACGTGCAATCAGAGCCGGCGGCCGCTTCGCCGGTCCCTGAACTCCCCCGGCTATCACTCTGGACCGAAGAGGATGCCGACCAGTTGAAACGGTTCCTTCTGGGTGCCACCGGTCAAAAGCTGGTTAACCGGTTACAGGCAGTCGCCTACAAAACCGCCCTGGACGAAGCCCACGACCCGAGCAAACCCAAGCAAGCCACCGGTTACGACTTCTGCCGCAAGAACATCCTTTCGCTCACTGAAACCCACGAGACACCGGTGCGACGTGAGGACATGGAAGAAGAACTTGGGGTGATGGAGAGGCTTAGCCCGTGACTGCTTCATTTTGCGGCATACGAAAGGGCGAGTTTCATCAGAACCTGCCAGAAATGGTAAAGGTAATTCCTGTGTCGGCTGAAACCTTTGCCAAATTGCAAGCCGATCCACGCCTTCAGTCCGGTGTGCACAACCGTGAATTGCTTCGTGAGTACTGCGGCTACAACGGGCCGTTTATCGGCAGTATCCGACTGGTTGTGTCTGAGTTCACACAAACACTTTCGCCCGCCCCTTGCGTAATGGGGCA